ACAGCATGCTGTCGGCCTCGGACACGAACGGCCCGTTTGCGTAGTAGAAGCCCTGGGAGTTCTTGGCCAGCAGGATGTTCTGCCACGAGATCGGGTCGATCACGACGGCATCCGGCTCCAGGAAACTCGTGGTGCGGATCTGGGTGATCTGCCGGTAGATCGCGTCCATGTCATTGTCGGAGACCGGGAAGGCCGGCGGTCCGACCTGGCCGCCCTTGGGCACGGCCGGCGCCAGGCCGCTCCGGTTGAGCAGGCCCAGGATGTTCGCGCCGGTGCCGTCGCCGGCCAGCAGCTGCGACTGCTCCTTGAGGTTGATGAACAGCTGCAGCCGGGCGTTGATGTAGGACTGCGTCTGCAGCCAGTCCTCGAGCATCTCGTCGGAGACCGGCAGGATCGTGTCGATCTTGTGCAGGGTCTCGTCGACCTTGTCGAACGCCAGCGCCGACTCGGGGTAGGCGGCGCCTTCGGCCGTTGCGGCCGCGGCGTTGGTGGCGACGGTCTCGACCAGGTACCGGATCAGGGTGCTGGTGGTGCTGCCCTGAGGGATCAGGTCGGCGATGACCAGCGGCTGGAACTTGATGTCCACGACGCCGGGCAGCACCACCGGGGTAGCGATCGGGGCGAAACCGGGGCCAGGGCTACCGACGGTTCCTTCGGTCAGGGTCGTCTTCAGCTCGATATCGCCGCTGGACCACTTACCGCTCAGGCCCCGCTTGAGCAGGTTCTTGTAGCCGTCGGACTCGACGAACTGCTCGCCGAGTGACTTCAGAGTGGCGCGACCCTCAGCCTCGGCAGCGCCGGCCAGGTCACCGTTGGAGGCGGCGAAGAACTTGGCTCGCTTCTCCTCGACGTGCTCGAGGTTGGCGACGTCCTTCTGTGCTTTCTCCAGGTCCTCGTCGATCTTGTCGAGAGCGGTCTTCTGCTCCTCGAACGTCATGGTGGTGGAGGTTGCGACCTCAAGCCCCTTCTTGGAGAGCTTGATCACTTCCTCGCGGGCTTCCTTCAGTGAAGGCATATCAGCGTCCTGTCTTCTCGTAGGCGGCGGCCAACGCTGCGTAGGCGCGGGCGCGGCTGGCGTTCATGCGATCGGCCAGGGCGGCGGAGTCGGCGGCGGGGGCGGTCGACGCGGCCTTGGCGGCGTCGTCGGCTCCGGCGGTCTCGTCCTCGGTCTCGTCCGGATCGGGTACCCCGAGCGCGGCCAGCAGGTTGTCGATCGTGGCGTCTGCGCTGGTGATCAGCGCGATGGCCTGCTGTACCGGCTCGGGAAGTGTGGTGGCGTCAACCTGCGCGAACAGGTCGATCGCTTCGTCGATGGCAGCGTCGACACCCTGGGCGAGGGTGCCGGGGTCGTCGACCTGCTCGGTGTCTGCATCCTTGCGGGCGGCGCCGGATGCGGCCTTGCCGTTGTCGCAGTAGGCACCCAGGGCAGTGGCGTAGTCGTGGATGCCCTGGATCGAGGCGTGGTCGGCGGCGGAGTTGCGCCGGCCTTCCTTGGCGGCCGCGGCGGCCTTGCTGGCCAGCACCAGCGCCTCGGGGTTCGCCGGGACCGCGACGAACGCCCCGTTGAGGAGCTCGCGGCGGGTGGTCTTCGCACCCTTGGCGTCCGAGGTGGTCTTGCGCAGGAAAGCCACCGAGGTGGTCTTGATATGGCCTTCGCCGACCAGGGCCCGGACTTCCTGCGCGCGCGGAATGCTGGCATAGGTGCCGCGGACGTGCAGCTGCCCGTTCTCCAGGGTCGGAACGCCGGATCCGACGGTAGTGGCGACGGACATGCCGTGGTCCATGTCCATCGTGATGTGGCCCGGCAGCGGCTGCTCCCACTCGCCTGGCTGCAGCTCCTCGCCGTCGCGGTCCTTGGCCGCGGTGGACAAGATGATGTGGAAGGAGCCGTTCGGCGAACCTTCGTCGTCGTCGCCCGGGGTGATCGCGGCGATGGCGTCCTTCTGGACAACGGTGGTCCTCATGGCTCTCCTCATCTGCTGAATTGCAGGTCGCAGTTGCAGCCGGCGACCTCATCGGCGCCGCCGGACGGGTCGCCGGGGCCGTCCATCCCGTTGGAGAACCGCTGCCCCAGGGCGACGGTCTCGCCGGCGACGGCGGCATGGTCGGGCCGCGGATTGGTCCCGGTCACCCACGTCTTAGTGGTGGCGCCGTTCTGCGCGGCGGAGGTACGCCGGGCCTTGCCGCCGACGACGGCGACTCGGGTGTTCGCGATCTGGTCGGAGCGCGAGCCGGTGAGCACGTCATAGACCTGTGCGATGGCGGCCGCGGGGTCGGTGGCGTCTTCCAGGGCATCCGCGAGCTGGTCCAGCGTGGTGGTGTTGATCCGCCGCGCTGAGACGGTCGCGTTGGTGCGGATCCAGTCGGCCATCGTGCCGACGTCGAAGCTGCCACCGAGCGAATGCGCGGTCTCGCCGCCCATCAGCTTCGCGGTCGCAGTGGCGAGCCCTTCCAGAAGATCGGCCAGGGCCACATCCCAGGTCTGGGCATTGAACGGCGCCGCGGCTTTGCGGGAGGCAGCGGCCAGGGCATCGGCGCGCTGCGCGGCGAAGGCCTTGCGCAGCTGCGCGGCGTGCGCGGCGACCAGCTGCGCGCGCAGGTCGGCGCCGGCAGCCTTGGCCGCGCCGAGGCGGCCCATCATGGAGCGCTCGGCGCGGACCGCGTCCGGCCGCGGGCCCTCAATCGCCAGCGGTGGCCGCGCCTCGGGCAGCGCGCCCGGCTGCGCGCCGCCGACGGGCGTGCCGAGCGGCTGGGTGGCCTGGTTGGCGTACAGCTTGTCCGCCTCGGGGCCGGCCGGCGGCAGGTTGAACATGGGCCGGGCCTCGGCCGGCTTCATAACGGCACCGGTGACAAGTTTCACCGCGGCCTCGGCGCGGGTCTCGAAGTCCCCGCGGAGCACCTCATCCAGGTTGAACCGCGGAACCTGGCTGCCACCGAAGTCCGGGACCAGGTGATGCTTGATGATCGATTCGAGCTCTTCCAGCCGTGGCGCCATCGTGTCCCGGTACATGCTCCGCATCTGCTCGGTGATGTTGGAGAACGTGGCCTTGTCGAGGATGTGCACGACCGGCGGCGGGACATCGTAGGCCGCGCACACCTCCTCGCGGTTGATCTTCCTGCTCTCGATGTACTGCAGCTCCTCGGCGTTCAGCTGCATCGGGGTGACGTCGAGGCCGTCCTCCAGGACCAGGGTCCCGCCCATGTTGTCTGCGCCGCCGTGTGCATCGTCGATGCGGGACTTGAGCCGCTTGATCGCCGGGTCGGTCAGCTTCTTGTCGGTCTTCAGGACCATCGCCGGCCGGGCGCCGTGACGCCAGAAGCTGGCCGAGGCGCGGCGCATAGCGTCCTCGGCGAGCAGCGTCTCGCGCAGGCCTTCGAGGTTGGATACACCACGCTCGGTGTCGTCGGGGTTGTAGGACAGGAACGGCACGACGTCGACGGCCGGGATCGGCGGCAGCATGCTGACGGTCCGGACACCGGAGGTGTAGATGTACCAGATGCCGCCGGGCGGCCCGAGCTCGCCCTTGTAGTCCCGGTGCACGACCACGTTGGTCGGGTGCATCGGCTGCAGCTCGCGCACGACGCCGTCCAGGTCGCGCAGCTTCAGCCAGAACGTCTCGCCGTAGACGTCGTACGTGGCGCTGGTCCAGAACCAGAGCTTGAACGGGTCGAAGCGGTCATTCGGCCTGGCCAGCAGTTGCGCCAGCGGCGAGACGGTGTCGAGGCCGGCCTGCGGATCCGAGGATTCGCGCAGGTCCAGGTTCAGCCGGGCAGTGGAGCGGGCCAGCTTGCGCACGATCGAGCCGACCCACAACTGCTTGCGGTACAGCTGCCCGTAGGCGGCCATGCGCCCGGTGAGCTCGAGGGCCGAACGCGAGTAGTAGTTCGCGTCCGCGAACATCGGCGTGGTGTCGGCCAGAGTGCCGGCCGGGACCAGGACCGGGGCGCCGTTGGACAGGAACATCAGACCTCCGGCCGCTGCAGGTAGGCGACGCGGTCAGTCGGCAGCCACAGCTGCCCGTCGATGACGACGCTGTCGCCGGTCTGGGTCAGCTGCGCGGCGTCGACGAGGACTAGGTGCCCGTCGTCGGCATCCAGCAGGATCCCGTCGAACGTCTCCGCCGCGGTGGTGGTGACGACCACACGCCGACGCTCCAGCTCGCGAACGAGTCGACGGCCTTTCACAGGATCACCGGCCCTCTCTCCTCGTACACGGACTCTGATGGC